AATTAATTAGATTATGTAAATATCTACCGTGTTTTTCAAATTGAAAAAGAATTAATGTGTTACCTTTCAATGATAAAGTTAAATTTTTAATGAATTCATTTCTAGCAACATTCATAATTATATATTCTTTTTCCTCGTTGTAGTCCCAATCTTTAGATTGTTTACATACAATTTCTGGATATTTAAGAACAAGACACTTTATTTTGAAAGAAGCGGCCTGTTTATTTTCAATCATTTTGGATGTTGTTGTTGCTTGATACACTGGTCCAAATAAACCTTCTAGTACAAGGCGATGAGTTTGTGTACCATCCAAGGTGCCTGTACAACCAATACGGTACTTTGTGTTTGTTGTGCCTGCCATAATTGTAGTAAGCGACTTAGCTTTAAATTGGTGAGCCTCATCACCAAATACAAAATCAAACTGTTCAAAATACTCAGCTGAATTTTTATAGATAGATTGCCATGTAGTGATAGTTAGAAACTTATCGGTGACTTTATCTTTACCTGCATACTGTCTATGACAGTATTTCTCCGAATCATAACCATATGCCTGAAAATCTGTATACATCTGTTCAACCAAACTTGTGGTTGGCACAATCAATAGACCTTTTTTTTGAGTTTGTTGAATATACCTCAACATCAAATATATGATTAAAGATTTACCTGATGCGGTAGGCGAAAGAAGTAGAATTCTTTTATTACGGATTGCATGAACAAAAGATTTTAATTGATAATCTCTAATTTCATGAGGTAAATTTAAAGATTTAATAAATTCTTCAGCTTCAACCAATGAGTAGTTTTCATTAGAGGTAATTTCAGAATCAATATCAATTGCATAACTTCTTTCTTCACAAAATTTTTCTATGTAATTTACCAAACCATGATAGATATGGTTTGTTTGGATATTAAACAGTCTTATTTTTCCATCCCAATATCTTGCCTTAAATGCAGGAGTAAATTGATATCCTGGAACATAAAAGCAAAAGTAATCAGAAAGTTCTTGAGCTATATTCCTTTCACAATGTACACGAATGAAAGCTTCATTTATTTTTTCTAATCTAATATCACTCATCAAATGCCTTGAATAAACCTTTCCCAAGCAATAAAATCTCTCAACTGGAAAGTCCTACTATTTAATTCTTTAAGAATACTTTGACATATTTCAACAACTTCTTCATACATAATTTTATTGGCCAAGGCCTTATTTAAATCTTCATCACTATCAAAGTATGTATTAATCTCCGATTTCAATACAAATGGAAATGGTTCCCATCCATAATGTTTAAGTTGATCGTTATCTAATTTTCCTGTATAATATTCCCATTTAATTTTTTTGATTTTATTATACTTGAATTCAAATTCTTTGGCCAATAGGCGATGCTTAGAAAGTATAGTTAAATACTTGCTGTGTAATTGTGGTATATTGATTAGTTCTTTGCCTGGTTCTGTTCTATCAATAACAGAATCTTTTGCCCACATATCCAATAATTCATCAGTTTTGTTCATTATAAAGCCTCCTAACAGGAGTATACACTATTTAAAATAGTTTGTCAACATCAAAGTAGGCATATCTGAATGTAGCATCGGCAGTAATTATGCTTTCAGGCGTATCACTTGTTGATACTATAAATGTGGAAAGTGTTGTTGGAAAAGCATCATAGAATTTAAACTTATATATCGGGTTATTAGCCGATGATAAAATAGTTAATGATGCATCAGAAAATTGAGGGAAGACATTAGCACGAGCATTAGCAACTTTATTCAATTGACCTAATCTTGCATATTCTTCAAACCTTTCAGGAAAAGTCATTGCTCGGATCCAATCATGTATTTCAAGCCATGCTTTTAATTCTTCATCTACAAGAAAAGTAATATTAAAAACATCATAAATTGCTTTCTCACCCGGAGAATACAAGTCAACAAATGGTGTGGATCTTTGAATCTCGGATAATGAAATACCCGGCACACTAACCGACTGTACAAAATATTGTACATTAGGAAGCCTTCCAAAATTTAATTGGAATTTATTTGGGTGTAGAAAATTTGGATTAGTTGGATTTGTGTATACTGTAGTCATATGTATATTTATAAGATAAAAAAAGAGGAACATTTCTGTTCCTCTTTTAAACTAGTCCTTTTTAATAATTATTATAGGACTAAACAACTTACATCAAGTTATTGATGCGGAATGCACGGTAGTAGTTGTTTGACTGAGCTGTTAAAGCACCAGCGCCAACAGATGTACCTTCTGCAAATGGGTTAGCAACCAGACCGTAACGAGTCTTGAAGCCAATCTTTGGTTGGAAAGTACCTGTATCAACTGCACGAACCATCTGGAGAGGAACATATGGGCAGTAGAACAGACCAGCATCGTATGCATTGGTACCTTTGTAACCAACAACTGCAAATTCGGCAGTAGCTGATGTAGCAAAGTATGGATCAATGTAAACCTTAACACGACCAAACAATGTACCAGCAAATGTATTGCCAGTATCGTCAACTGTCAAGTTAACTTGCGATTGGAGTGCCGAGTTATAGTCCAACAAACCAGCCATCGCAAATGCAGATGCAACATCCGAAGATACGATGAGGATATTACCTTTGCCACGACGAGTTGTCTTAGCAATGGTATTGGCTTCACGCTCAATCTGGAATGCCAAACCTTTGATTTTTTCAACCATCCAACGACCGTTTGAATCGGTGTCAAGGTCAAATGCACCAGCAGTTGTTGTACCAACTTGTGCGCCCAATTTAGCTGTTTGATAAATTGTACGAACGACTTCACGGTTGATTTCAGCAAGAATTTCTGTTGACAAGATATTTGCCAATTCTGTTTCTGCATCCAGACCATGAACTGCTTTCAAGTCTTGTGCCAATTCAAGTGAGTATTCTGCCTTCAAAGCACGAGTCTTTGCAGTAACAGTAACTTTCTCAATTGAGAATGCCATTTCTTGGAATGTATTACCAGCAGCGCCGTCGCCAAGAGCTTCAGCCGAGCCAGTTGTCATAGCACCGATTGGAGAAGCGTTACCAGTAAACATTGCAGTTGGCAAAGAACCGCCAGCAGCAAGAGCTACTTGAGCGCCACCACCGTTTGCACCAGCAAAACCTGTATTAGCTTCGTTAAAGAAAGCTTCTGTACCAGTTCTTGCGTTGTCATACTTAGTACGCATTGCGAAAATCAATCCTGTAGGACCTGTCATTGGCTGAACGCCGCAAATGTCATACGCAATTAGATTTGGCAACGAACGGCGAACCAAACTGATAAGAATTGGATCAAAACCAGCAACTGGAGCAGCTGCGCTACCACCAAAACCACCTGTACCAGCAAAGTTTGTGGGTGGGCCTTCTTGCAACATTTGTCCTGATTTTTGCATTTCTTGAGCTTGATTCTCAAGAATAACAGCAGTTACAGCACGCTTATATGGGTCTGTAATCTTTGACATTTCTGGATGATCCAGAACGCCAGCCCATTTTGTTTGTAGTTCTTCTGAAAGATACATTGTTAATACTCCTTGGGATTAAATTTTATTAGTTTTTGAAATAGCATTCATAACGGCAGCTACATAAGGATCAGCAGAAACCTGCTTATTCTCTGTACCGTCTGTTACTTCTTCGTGGAGTTGATTCACATTGGCTTTTTTAACGCCTGATGGAAAATAGTTCTCACGGATGGTTTCAAGTTTTTCTTTGTATTCATCTTCTGAGGTGAATGCAACACTCTCTGCGAGCGATTTAATTTTTTCAACTTGAGTTTCTGTAAGACCATTACACACTTCACGAGTCAATTCTGTTTTGTAGGACTCAATTAACGCTTTGTTCAATTGAACAGCACGATCAATTTCTTCGTTGAGTTGGCTTTCAAGTTCTTCAACCTTACTTGCTAATTCTTCAACAACATCTACCTTTTCAGCAGGAACATCAATGTAATGTTCTGCAAAGAGATTACGGAGACCGGCAATAAATTCTTCTGTCATTTCTGAACGGAGACCGGATTCAATAGCAATTTGATTTTCTTCCATCCATTGTTCAACAACATATGAAAGATAGTCATCCACTTTTTCTGTTAGGTCTTGCTTGATTGATTCAACAGCTTCTTCAAGCATGCCAGCATAACGGGATTCTGTTTCTTCTTCAATTTGTGTTACACGGTCCATGACACGAGCTTCAAAAATTGTGGAAACTTTGAATTTGAATTCTTCAGAAATGGTATCATCATCTGAAAAAAGAGCGTCAACATCTTCTTTCATTTTCTTTTTCATTTCAGCTTTCTTCATTTCCATATCATGCATTTTTTCAGCAAGAT